GCGCGCGGAGTGTGGAACGCGGTGCGGGCGGTCAGCGCCGGCAAGGCGTCAACTCGTTGACCAGATCGCCCCCGAGAGGGAACGATCTCCCCCGGATGCTTGCCGCCACCGTTGTTGCTGGTTCGGGAATGAGTCTATCAACGGCGAAAACAAGTTGATGCCCAGTTGATGCCTGCTCGCCCGATGAATGCCCGCCAGCAGCGGTTCGTCGCTGAGTACCTGAAGGATTTGAACGCGACGCGAGCCGCCAAGGCCGCCGGCTACTCCCCGAAGGGCGCCGAGGTGACGGGCTGCAAGCTGCTAAGGAATGCCAAGGTGGCCAAGGCGGTCGCCGCAGCCCAGCAGAAGCGGGCCGCTCGGGTCGAGGTCGACCAGGACCGGGTTCTAGAGGGTCTCGTGACGGAGGCAACCCGTGAGGGCAAGGGCTCGCAGCACGGCGCACGTGTTACCGCATGGGGCCTGCTGGCGCGACACTTCGGGATGTTGGTCGATCGGCACGAGATCGAGACCGGCGCCGGCGGGGTGCGTGTGGTCGTGAGAGCAGCTGAGCCAGCAGCGAAGGAGGGAGCGTGACGGCGATCGATCCACGAGCGAACGGCAAGGACCCCGAGGTCGAGCGGGTTGCCGCACTGCGGCACGACATCGGCACCCGGTGCGAGTTTCTGGCCAACCGCGCCGAGAACGGCGGCGAAGCGATGTGCGCCGGCGCGGCGCTGATCCTGAAGGTGGTCGCGTGGTGCCTGAAGCGAAACGACGCCTACGGCGGCGGACTGCTGAAGCAGGTCGAGACCTGCGCGCAGCTCGGCCACGCGGTGATGACGCGGCTTGAGGCGGTCCACCAGGCCGCGCTCGAGGGACCGAGGATCGCGGCGCCGTCGGTGGGCGCAGTGCTGGCAGTTGATCGGAGCAAGCAGGCGTGATGCTGTCCAGGCGCGGCCTGTTCGGAATGCTCCTGGCTCCGCTCGTGGCGCGCGAGGCGAAGCCGGAACTGTTACTGATCTATCGGGGCGTCAAGACCGGAAGCTGGAGCGAGACGCTGCCTCCGCTCGTGCCGATCGTCTGGGAGTCGGCGCCCGGGGTTGAGCCCGGGTGGCGCGTTACGGCGCCCACAATGCGCATCATTTCGCGTGCTGCGACCGCCCGCGAGCAGGCGAATGGCACAGACTTGGTGTTCGAGGCTTGGTCGCAGCGGAGCAAGCAGGAGTGATCGCCTTGGCCCAAGAGGAGCGCGAAGTCTTCTACGACGCTCTTCCCCACCAGCTAAAGGCGCTCCAGTCGCAGAAGCCCATCACCGCGGCGATCTGCGGGGTCGGCGCGGGGAAGACGGACGTCGGCTCGATCTGGTCGCTCGACCGGGCCAGCGCATCCCCTGCCGGGGTGCTGGGCCTGATCGCGGCCAACACCTATCCGCAGCTCTTCGACTCGACGCTGCGCAACACCTTCAAGAACTGGGATCGCCTCGGCGTCTCGTACCTGCCGCGCGAGCTTCCGTCGAGTCACAAGCCGTTCTCGCTTCGGGTGCGCGCCGAGGGCGGCTGGCGCGAGATCCTCTGCCGCTCACTCGACCACTACGAGACGCTCGCCGGCGTCGAGCTCGGCTGGGGCTGGATGGATGAGGTCTATCAGACCGAGCGGGGCGCCTACGACCTGATCCTCGCTCGCCTGCGCGACGCCCGGATGCCGGCGGCGCTGCGCCAGCTCCTGCTCACGTCCACAGCCGATGATCCATCCTCGTGGATGTACGAGGAGCTGGTTCAGAACTTCGACGAGCGGCTGATGGAAGTCATCTACGCCAAGACGACCGACAACCCGTTCCTGCCGGACGGGTACATCGACATCCTGCGCTCGCGCTACGACGCTCGGATGGCAGCGCGCATGATCGAGGCGCAATGGGTGGCGCTCAGCGGCCAGGTCGTCTACCACGCCTTCTCGCGTGAGCGGAACGTGAGCTCGGAGGTCCGCTTCGACCCGAACCTGCCGATCTGCTGGTCGCACGACTTCAACATCGGCGTCGGGAAGCCGATGAGCTCGATCCTTGGGCAGATGCGAAAGGGGCCGCACGGCGTCGAGTTCCACGTCTTCGACGAGCTGGTGCTCGACTCGTCCGACACCAACGACGCGATCGAGGAGTTCTTCGCGCGGCCCTGGCGATCGCTCGCCGGTGTTCGGATCTACGGTGACCCGGCTGGCAACGCGCGCGACACGCGGTCGAAGAAGACCGACTACGCACTGCTCGCCGAGGCTGGCTTCACTGATCAGCGGGTGGCGAACAAGCACCCCGCGATCCGCGATCGCCATAACGCCGTGAACAGCCTGCTGCGCAACGCGGCCGGTCACGTGAGGATCAAGATCCACCCGGACTGCAGGACGCTGATCAAGGGGCTCGAGACCGTGCTACTGCGCGAGGGTGCGCAGTACCTCGAGAAGGAGACGCGCGAGCAGCACGTCACCACACCGCTCGGGTACTGGGCGTGCTACGAATCACCGGTCAGCGGGCAGAAGCCGGTCAGCCTCCCGCAGAGTCAGACGGTGTGGGCGAGGTAGGCTTGGCGCGATGACGCAGATACCAGGCTGGATCAAGGCGGCGGCAGAGGAGATCGAGCGGCGACACATCGAGGCGGAAGGCGGCTTCGAACTGGAGATCGATGAGACGGTAGCGATCATCGCCAAACACTGCCCGACGCGGGAGGGTTTGAGCGCCACGCAGTCCGGCGTTGCCTATGCGCCCACGCCGATCAACCTCTTCGTCGCCGGCAAGTGCGAGACGTGCCGATGGTGGAAGCGTGACTCGCAAGTGCCGGACCCCGTTTCAGGCTGGGTCTCTGAGGATGGGTCCTGCGAGAACATCGAATTTCCGCACGCGCTTCTCGACCGCGGCTCCTTTCCGCCGGACTTCGGCTGCATCTTGTGGGAGAAGCGGTGATCAACGCTCACGAGGAGGGCACCCGTGAGCACCCATGGCACTCGATGATGTAGCGAAACCCTCCCCCGCCTACGAGGAGATGGAGAAGGAGCGCGAGCTCTGCCGCGACCTCGGCGTCGGGTCCGTCCGCATCAAGGCCAAGAAGCAGGGCTACCTGCAGCAGTGGCCAGGCGAAGAGCCGGAGGAGTACCGCAAGCGCCTGCGCAAGGCGGTGCTAGTCAACTACTTCCGCCAGGCGGTCGACGCCACCGTCGACGCCGTGTTCTCCGAGCCGCTGATCGTCGAAGGGCTCGACAAGAGCGTCGAGGGATGGTGGAAAGAGGACATCGACCGCGAGGGAACCTCGGGCGACGCCTTCATCCGCGACGTCGTCTCCGACTCCGTGGCCGAGGCCGTCAACGGCGTCTTCGTCGACTTCCACTCGGCCGACGGCAAGTCGCGCGAAGAGCAGTCCGCCGGCGGCGCGCGGCCATACGCCTGCCTGTTCAAGGCCGAGCACCTGATCGAGGCGCTGCCGGTTTACGACGGCAGTCGCCGGCGCGCAGGGCGCATCCGCTACCGCGAGTGCAGGAGCGCCGCGGCGGCCGAGGGCTTCGGCTGGAACGCGACCGAGTTCGTGCGCGTCTACCGCCGCGGCGTCGAGGGTGCACCGTTCAGCTACGAGCTGTGGCGCCAGGGAGAAGCGGGCTGGGCGCCCGAAGGCCCTCCAGTACCCATCGAGGCGCCCGGCAACGCCACCGGCGACGTCGCGCGCCGCTTCGGCGACATCTCGATCGTCCCCTACTACACCGGCCGCACCGGCTTCTTCCGCGGCCGCCCGGTGTTCCACACGCTCGGCGAGCTCAACATCTCGCACTACGACAAGCTCTCGAACAAGGACACGGCACTCGGCGTCTCGACGGTCCCGGCCAAGCACTTCAAGGGCTTCACCGCAGACGAGATGAAGGTCCTCCAGTGGGGGCCGTACCGGGCGATCCACAGCAGCTCGACCGAGGCCAAGGTCGACGACATCGCGCACTCGCCGGACTCGGCGAAGGTGGCCCAGGAAGACCTCCGCGAGCTCGAGCGGATGATGGCGTTCGCCGCGATCGAGCCGAAGACGTCGCGCGCCACCGGCCAGGAGCTCGCCACCGCGCGGATCATCGACGAAGCACAGCGGCTGTCTCGCCTGCAGGCCTGGGCCCTCGGCTGGGCGGCGTCGACGCGCGAGATGCTGGTGTGGTTTCACAACTGGCTCGGCCTCGACGGCGCCCAGGTCGTGGTCCGGATCAAGCCGGACGTCTTCGAGGCCCTCGGCTCGCAGCCCACCTTCGAGGACCTGCTCAAGATGCGGGCGATGGGCGCGCTCTCGCTCCAGACCCTGATCGAGGGCGCGAAGCGCTTCAACCGCCTGCCTGAGACGGTCGACGTCCAGGAGGAGATCCAGCGGATCGAGGCCGAGGGACCGCGGGCGCCGGCGCTCGAGGACATGCCGATCGACGATGAGGACGCGGCGTAGAATGGCGCCTTGCTCGAGCTCGAGCCCATCCTGTGGTCGGCCCTCGTCGGCTGGGGCGTCGGCGAGTCGCGCGCCGAGATCTCGAAGCTCCCTCTCGCCTATCCGAACGGCCGCCAGACGAGCTGGCCTGACGTCGTGCGTCAGTTCTGCGAACTGCACAGCAGCGCCACCGCTGGCGAGCCGTACCTGGTCGGCCGCTTCCTGTCCTTCTGCGTCTCGAACGGCCTTCTCACCGGCCGCGAAGAGCTCGCGGCGCTCACCCGCGAGGACCAGGCGCTCGGCCCCGAGGAAGACTGGCCCGGCTGGCCTGACGATCGACCGCGCCCGCGGCTGGTGAGCCCGCGCCGTGAGTCTGAACGAGGACCTGCGTGATGCAACGCTCAGCCACGCCCTGGGCCTGCAGCGCCTTACGAACGAGGAAGTGCGCAAGATCCTGCGCCTCCTCGACGCCGTAGACCGCGATCTCCTCCGCCAGCTCCGCAAGCGCCTCGAGGTCCAGCAGGTCCTCGGCTTCGACCGCGGCCCGGTGACGACGCTGCGCCTGCAGGCGATCCGCGCCGAGAATCGAGCCCTCGCGCGCGAGCTGCAGAACAAAGTCGGCCGCGTGCTCCGCAAGGACCTCGAGGCGATCTCGGCCTACGAGTCCAGCTTCACCGTCGACCTCTTGAAGCGGTACACGGGCGGTCTCGGCATCTCGTGGACCCGCCCGGATGCTGGGCTCCTGCGCGCGATCGTTACGGAGAAGCCGTTCCAGGGCGCCCTTCTGTCGAAGTGGTTCAGCGGTCTCACCACCC